GCTTTTGTATATCTAGACGCAAGTCTGTCATACAAATTGTCCTCAATCGCTTCTTCAGTGATTGCGAACGCTAAAGCAAGCGTTTCGTGAGTGTATCTAGCAGTGAAAGATTCAGTTGCTGAATCAAAGTTTACGCTTGAACCTTCAGGTTTTACTGAAGCGTTTGCGAAACCAGATAACATAACTTCTTCTTCAAAAGCTCTGTCAGAATTCTCGATGTCGAAAATCTGAGTATGCTCATCTGCGTAGTTCTTATATTCCAGGCCGAATAGTGCATTCAATCCTGGCTCTAGTTCTTTAACTAGTTGTGCTCTTGATATTGCCATAATATTATACTCCTATTCTATTATACGCCTGTTGTTAGTTTAAAGATATGTTCACCAGTATTGAAAACGCAATATGCGTTTGCATTAGCTGAACCAGTATCACTGTTTTCAGGATCTTTTGAGATTCCGATTTGTTTGAAGTTACCAGATGTTCCAGATTCAGAAGTGTCTAACTCTGAAGTTGACATACCAGTTGTAGTGTTTCCACCAACACCAGTAAAATCAAAACAAGAATTGTTCATTGCTGCTGTTCCTGTTCCATCATGTTGTGCTTCAAACACAGTGTAAGGGTCAACGTGTACTGTAGCCTTTAGATCAGAAGCATTTGTGCTTGCTGCGTAAAAAGGTTTGAACGTTGGTTTACTTGTTGTGGGATCAGTATAAAACACACCAGCAAAAACACCCGCTTGTTGAGTGTCTCCAGCTGCTGCAGCTTCAATACCGCCACCCGCTACTGCTTCAACTACTTGACCAGTATATATTGCTGATCCGTAGTTTGCCGCTATAGCGTATTCTTCCGTTCGTATTTCTCCACCCACAAGTGATCTTACGGGTCTAAAACCGAACGCTGCGTCTTTGTTTGCCATAGTTTTTTCCTTATTCTGTTTATGGTTTTACCCATAAACGGGTTAATTGTTAATTCGTTGGTAGGGATTAACCCGAGAATCGTTAAAAAATTAACTTTTCTTTGTACCACCGAAGGTTACACGAGTCTGTCTATCATTATTGATAGGCATACTTGGATGCTGTTCCTTCATGAGATCGTTACTTATTGCGTCGTTTTTATCTTGCGTTTGTTTTGCAAAATATTCTTGTCTCGACTTTGCAATCTCTTCTGGTATCCTTGCCAGCAAAAGGCCGCCAACTCCGATCACTCCCTTGTATTTACCAGTTTGAACAGTTGGATAATCAGTTTCAGGATATTGATCAGCTCTCACTAATTCAAATCCAGATCTAATTTTCGCTGACATATTTGATGTATCATCAAATCCCATACTCTCAGCTCTTAACCATCTGTGTCTATACCCATCTGGTGCAGGGGGTGCATCTAAAGATGATGGTGGAGTCCAAACTTTTTTCTTCTCTTCTTTAACTCTAGTTTGACTCGCACGGGAAGTTCTTGTTTCTGTTTGTTTTTTCATATGCCTATACCTCCTTCGTGATGTTTAGTTGTTTCGCATATTCTTCTAGTGGCACACCTAATTTTTTAGCGATTGTGACTTGTGACGGTGTGAGTCTCACAGTTTTGCGACCTGGATTTACACTTCGCTTCGCTGAAGCGACTTGTTGTGTAGGTTTGGTCGTAACCTTAACCTCTTGTTTATCAAATTTATGCGGAAAGTCAATACGCATTCTTTTATCTATTTCAGCATAATATTCATCAGTAGAAGCGTCCATACCTTCTTCTTCTGTTAATATTTTGTGTAAATCAAACGCTGTATACGTCATAGCGTTGTCTTTACCAAACCATTCGTTCTTTTCTGCCCATGCTTCAGCTTTAGGATCATTTGCAGTAGCTCTAGGAGCGATAGCTTGATCAAGAGTTGGTTGTCCTACTGGTTTTTGTTTACTTTCAGTAGCAGCTCTTTTCTTCATCATTTCTACTCTTGCTTCTTCAATACCTAATCTAGAAATATCTTTTTGTGCTTCTACTTCAGCTTTAATATCACCAGCTTCTCTAGCTGCTGATAATTTAGCTTCTGCTGCTTGTAAACCAGATTTAACTCTACCTTCCATAGCGTTCATATAACCTGGCTCCATGGTAGATAGTTTACTCTTAGTTTTATCTGCTTCGGCTTTAACTCCTTTTGCGTATTCTAAAGCAGCTTCTTTTTGTCTTTCTGCTTCACGCATTTTCTTAGTAAGTTTAGCAATTCTTTTCTTAACGCCGTCGCTATAATCTTCTAATTCTTTTTTATCTTCAGAACTTTTATCTTCTTGAACCTTAACTTCTTTTTCTTCTTTAACAGGTTCTTCTGTTTTTTCTTTTGGTTCTGCTTTAGGTTCTTCTGTTTTAACTTCTTCAATAATAGGTTTATTAGGGTCGATAGTTTCTTCAGTTTTAACCTCTTCTTCTTTTTTTTCTTCTGGTAGTGTTACATCAATTTCAGGTCCTGAATTATCAATGTCTACCATTTCGTTTGTTTCGTATTTTCTAGTTTCTGGCATAGATTCTCCTTATGTTTATATATTGTGAAGAACGGATTCA